TATTGTGTTTTTAACGTATTCACGTATTTTGAACATACTAGATAAAAACTCCAATCTTAATTTATGGAATTCTTCATCTTTGATTTCTTCAAATCTACTATAATGCTCAAAACAATAATCAATTCCTTCTTCTCTCATTCGGTAATCAACCGATTTCCAATTTTCAAATTCTTCTTCAGTCATATTTTTAGTTTTTTACTTAATAATAATCATATTTGTGCTTGTAATAGGTAGTCTCATCACAGGAATTGCCGAAATCGAATCAGTTTCTAATTTCTGCATAATTTCGTAAAATCCTAATTCAGAACATTTTACAGTTGAAACATTGTCAAATGTTTCTAAAACTTTTGAATCTTCTCTTGAACCTGATAATAAAACTACTTTTTTAAATGTTGTGTTGAATGTGAGTGTTTGCATATTTTTTTATATTGTTTAAATAATGTGTTTTTTTATTCTATTTTTATATTACAAATATATAAAAATTATTGGGGTAAAACAACAGTTTAAAAGTATTTAACAATATGGACATTAAAATAAATAAGGATAAATTTAAAAAACTACTGTTCAAGTACTTGGATTCACAGGATGAATTAAAATATGCTAATGAGCATAGAACAGGTTATGGTAATAGTGTTAGAGAGTTTTTTTACGAATACCCTAACGATGGTGAGGATATGGATATGGATTCTGACTATGAATTTGTATTTACCTATTTTGGAACCTCAGAAGATTATGAAGAATATCATAACATTACGACCCCTTATGTGTTATCAACATACCCTTTAATTGAGATAGATACTTATCTCTACCAAAAAATAGTTGATTTGTTTGGTGATTTATATGCACCTCAATTAGTTCTTGAGTGGTTAAACAAACGTTATGATTTAAATGCGGTTAGTATTGCTGAAAATTAATTTTATTATATTATTATATTTATAAAATATGGAAAAGTCAAAATTAGAAAACATTGGTAATAAACAATTATTTTACTTACTTAAAAGTTTTATATCAAAATCTAATGATTCAACGCCTGATATGGAAGATTATGGTTTATCAAATAATTGTGACCACGCAGCAAAAATTGTTGGGTTGGATTTAAATTTTCCAATTGACGAAAATTATATTGTCGCAACATTACACCTAAATACAAATTATGATTTTTCAACACAAAAGCCAAATGGTGAAATTAAAAGACCGTCAGTTGGTGTCTATAAGTTTGAAATTTCTGAAGATAGAACGGAGCATGTTACAAGAACATATCGCCATGAAATGAGTTCTTATGATGCAAACTTAGTTATTCCAACAAGTAGAATGGCTGAGGGTGAAGGGGTATTTGATTATTACGATGGTGATATGATTGATGAAGACTATTACGATGGTGAAACAACAGATGTTAGTTATGACTATAGTTCAGTAAGAAAAATTAGTTAAAATGAAAAAAGAACAATTACTGTCATTAGTTAAAAAATTATCAATACAATATAAAAATGGTTTACATCCTGGTAATGTATTAGGTACATTAAGAGAAAATAAGTTTATTACAGAATTATTTGGTGATAGGATATCTGGTGAAGATTTAGCATATATGTGTTTTCTTATACCTCAAGAAAAAAAAGGTAGAGATATTAACGTTGCTTATGATATTATGAAATCCAATTTATTTGGGGTATCAATTGCAACTATATTAGAACATGACCCAAATGTTGAGTGTCCTTCCTGTGACGGTGCTGGCCAAAATGGTTGTGAAGATTGTAAGGGAGATTCGTATTTAACATGCGATTTGTGTGATGGTTCAGGTGAAGTTACGTGTATTGATTGTGAGGGTTCAGGTGAAGATGAAGATTCGGAAGGTAAAGATTGTGGTGAGTGTCAAGGTGGCGGACAAGTGTATTGTGATGAATGTGGTGGTGATGGGAATATTGAATGTAACTCATGCGATTCCACTGGTAGTGTTGATTGTTATAATTGTGATGGTAATGGTGATATTGCAACTAACGATTCACTTAAATTAGAATATTTCTTTGTATTATCTTGGAATAGTAAATTTAGAGATTTGTTTGAAACTATGGAACAACCTAAAGTAATTAATAACGAAACCTATCTTAAATTAATAGATAACTCTCAATCATTAGTATTCTTTAATAAAGAATGGGTTGATGAGTCTGATGACCATGGTCTTCTTGATTTGGAAGATAATACAACAGTATTTATTACTGTAGATTTAAAACCAATGATTGAATTACAAAATCTTTCAGGTGCATTAAGGGTTATAGGTCTTTATGTTTAACTAATAGAACGTTGCATTATCTCTAAATCTTTCTAAATTACTTAATATCAGATTATAAACTTTTGGTAAATAAAAGTGTTTATACCAAGTTAATAAATCTTCAATACCATCAAATTCTATTTGGCTTTTTAATTCGATATAAAAACCCTCATCAATTGTAAACCCGTTGATTTTATATTCTATTGATTCAACGGGTGTGATGTTATTACCATCCCAAAATGGTGTCGCCATGGTTAACATTTTTTCATCGTCAGGTCCTTTATACTCCCAATAAAATATACCATCCCAATTACTAACACTTATCTCACAATCTTTATAAACAGTAGGTAATAAATTATCTCTATTCAAATCAAAAAGTAACATATTTGCGGTTTCATAATTAATAGGGTAATTTGCAATCCTAACTAATTCATATTTTGGTAACCCCAATATATTAGATGCGTTAGTTAACCCAAGATTTTCTATTAATTCGTATATTTTTTTTTCTTTACTCATAATTAACTTTAAAACTTAAATCCACATCAATACATATTTGCGGTAACATTTGTTCAATAGTATTCATAACATTTTCTTGAACATCGTCCCAACACCAACTAGGTAAATCATCTTCACCATGACCTCTTTCCCATTCGTCAGTTTCTTCAAACCCAACTAAGATTCTATTTACGTTAATATATACAGTACCAGTATATAAAGTATCTTGTTCACATAAACTAAGTTCACGTTCATTTGGTTTCCATAATTCAACATTTTTCACCACGTACTCAACGTGCCAATCAACCATATCATCATTATCAGTATAAGGCATTGTGTATGACCCTTGATGTGTAGGTTTATCGCTAATCAACTTAGTTATAATACTTTTAAATCTATCAACCGAGTTTGTTTGTTCTTGGATTGACTCTTTATCAAACTCAATATAAACCTCACCGTAATTATACCCTAAACTACTAAGAGATTGTTCTATTACAATTTTTAATAGTTTCTTTAATCTACCTAAACGACCATCTTTAACATCAACTTTGACTTTAGCAACTATTGTATTAAAACTAATAGGTTCATACTCACCTCTCTGATTCCACATATTGTTTGGGTACCCACTAATGTCAATCACAAATTTAGGTAATTCAAAATTGTGTTGAGATTTAAACCTATCAATAAATTTAGGTAATATTTGTTTTACCACCTTCTCAACCTCAGAGATATACAAATTTTTTTTCATCTATAATATAAATATATCCCATAATAGTTTATATTATTATTTAACTTCAAAACCGCAGATTAAATGTTAACCTCATATTTATTTAATAAATAAACAATTAAAAATTAAATTATGTCTTACAAAAGAGAACAAATTGAATCGGCGGTTAAAAGTAAAGGTCACGTATGGTTTGAGGATGCAAACAACAAAGGTTTTGATGTGAACATTGTGGGAGTTAGAAATGATTCTACAGGTGATAAAGTTACCAATGTATTTGATGATTATATTACATTATCATACAAAGAAAATGGTGAATGGAAATTCCATATTTGGCCAGCAACTACTGACCCAGGAACTAAGGGTATTTTAGAAACAACTAACAAGAGTGGAATTGCTCGATTAGTAGAAGGTCAGTATCGTGGTTCTCACACTATCAGACTACATCAAGGTAAATATGAAGCATTAGGTCAAGCTAAGAACGTTAAAGTCTACCGTGATGCTAATCGTGATATGAAATATGATGAGACTAAAATTGAGGAGGGTATTTTTGGGATTAACATCCACCATGCAGGTGCTGACTCAACATATGTTAACGATTGGTCAATGGGTTGTCAAGTTTTTAAAAAAACTAAAGATTTTGATGAATTCATGTCAATCTGTAGAAAGGCTAAAAACACACACGGTAACTCGTTCAGTTATACTTTAATTGGAAGTAACGATATTAAATAATGATAGACACAGTTAAAAATTTTTCAAATAAATCAGGAGTTTATAAAATCACTTCACCTACAGGTAATGTCTATGTAGGTGAGGCGATTAATTTACAAACTCGTTGTAAATTTTATTTAACACCTAATAGAATTAAAAAACAAAGGGGAATCTATAACTCATTAATTAAACATTCTGTTGAATCTCATACAATTGAAGTATTGGAATTTTGTAATATCAACCAATTATTAATCCGAGAAAGATATTGGCAAGAATTTTATGATTCAGTTAATAATGGATTGAACTGTTTTTTATCAAAAACAAAAGAAAAGAAAAAAGTTTGGTCTGAAGAAACTAAGAAATTAATGTCAGAAAACTCAAAAGGTATTAACAACCCATTTTATAATAAAAAACATTCAGAAGAATCATTAAAAAAAATATCTGAAAGTTCTAAAGGAATTAATAATCCAAATTACGGAGGTAAATTTAAATCTGAAGAATGGTTAAAGAAACAAAGTATCTCAAATAGTAAAAAACCTTTAAAAGTAATTGATACTTTAACTAATGAAATTTATGAGTTTATTAATTCAAAAGAAGCATCGGTTTTTTTAAACTGCCATTCAAGTAGTGTAAGGGAATCAAAAAAACATGGATATAAAATAAAAAAACGTTTTATTATTAAAGATAATGACTCAAAACCAAGAAATACAAGCGTTAAACAAGATTGTTAATTCAGGTCTTATACTATCGACGTACCCCAATGTTGACCATATTGATGTGTCTATACATGGGGTGCGTCAGCCATATCTTATCTATAAAATTTATATGAAAGATGAAGATATAACCATAGAAGAGGTAGAGGATGACATTGACGTTCTTTGGTTGATTGACCATCAAATAATGAATGTCGTTTCAAAATTAATTCCTTTTGAACATTTACCGCTTAAAAGTTATGATTATCAAGTAATTATTTACGATGGAAAAGGTATTTCAATTTTTGATTGGGAACATAGATTAAGTCAAATGAAACCTGGAAGTACAGGTAAAACAGATTGGGAACGAAGACAAGAAAGATAATTATTTTTCACCACTTGTGAAATCAATATCATTAAACACAATTACAATTCCCGTACGGCTAGTTATTTCTTTTGAAAGGTATTCATCAGTACAGTCTTGAATTTCATTTTCAATCTCCCATCCAAATTCTTCTTCATTTCTTGCATCAATTAATTTATAAAGTTCTTCATTCTGAAATAAAGTCACCTCGCCATTAACATCATCAATAAGTACTGTAGTTGTAAATTGGGTTGAATTTTTTTCTTGTACTTCAGATACAGTAAATTTGTAATCATAACCACCATAAATAGGTCCAACAACATGGTGGGTGCCTTTTAACAATTCTTCAGTCATTTCAATTGATTTAGACTCACCTAACCACTCTCTTAAAAAACCTAAAACATCGTAATACCTAATTTTAGTTTTACCAACAATTAACACCGCTAACTCAGGTAATCGAGTACCTTCAAAACCAAATAACTTATAAAAGTTATCATCAATTTTACCACCAAATCTATCCCAATATTTAAAGAAAGCTTTCTTTTCGGCAAGGAATTCGTTGATACTGTGTAATTGTTGTTCTGTTATTTTAAGTTTCATAATGTAGTAAATTTATTTTAATTTTTGAATAACTTCTTGAACATCTTGTCTTTTAACAAAATCAATTACATCTTGTTTTAATTTTTTGGTTGAACAGAATCTATTGAAGAACATTTCAGGAATCTCATCCCTACTTTCTTCCCAAGTTGAGAAGTCATACCCATCAGGGGTTAAATCCATTTCTCTGTCGGCCCATTCTTTTTCTCTTTCTGAAGCAATATCAATAGAATGTACACCTTCAGAATCAATTAGATAGTCGCCTACTTTAAGATAAACATGGACTAACACATCGTCAATATTTTCATTATCATCATCAAGTCTTTCAGCTAATATTAAATGGTAATTAATTTCCTCATTAGGAAGTAACTCTTGGAATACTTTTATTAGATATTTTGCAAAGTAATGACAATGTCCAAATTGGTAATCATTACCTAATAATGTATTTTCCATATTAATAAATATAAACCAATTTTATTTATTTTTTGGTTACAATTTTTTTGATTTCAATATTCTCGTCGTTCATAAATTTTTGGTGACCTGACCTAGACGCAACACCACAGTATGGGTCGAGTGTTGAACCTATATCTATTTGGGTTATTTTATTACCATACTTACCATACAGTTTATTAATAAAACTATTTGTCGCTATACTGACGGAATATATAACCACAGGATTTTTATATATATTTACGACTTTATCCAACTTGGGTAATATATCATCAATGTGGTCCCAAACAAATTCTTCAGGTGTGACTATATGTTCTTTGAAGAAATCTAACTCGGATAGGTATTTTGGCCCAACCAATATAGTGGTCCTCTGTTTAAGTAACTCTAAAAAATTTAAAAAATCAACTTTACTTAAATCATGAAATATATGTGAGTTAATCATCTTGTCATGATTGTTACTATTTTCTAACATATCATCACCCCAATTTTTCAAAACCCAAGGACTAATCCCAATATAATAATCAACAGGATTGTTTACAATCTCTTTTAGTATCTCACCCTGTTTTGACATTTCTTTTCCCCATCTTTCACATATTAAAGAATAATGAGGATTCTTTTTAAGAATCAAACCCCATTCACCGTCATTATATCTTGCAAATGAAAAATTTTCATTATTTAATATTTTATTGTAAAAATCCCCATATAAACCTTTTTTTTTAATCGAATTAACTATACTCATATTAATAATTATAGTTATTTATTTTTTATTTATCATGTGAACAAAATACTTATATTTACATTAAAAACATTATGCACCCTATTATTCACGCAAAATCATCGGCCAAAAAATTTGGTGGAACTTGGGAAGAATACATAAACATACACAATTGGTTTGACGAGACCAAGGCTTGGTATGGACATTCTAATCACAGAATGTTTAGACATCATAGTGAGGGTATTTTTGAAATGGAAAAGGTTTTTGGTATGTCATTTGTAAATAGTGATGATAAGATTGTTTACACTCGTTATGTTGGTGAACAACATGTTAGAGAAGATTGTTATAACCATTTACCTTGTGCTAAAGAATGGATAATGGCTTTAGAATCTAAAGAAAGACCTATGTGGATGATGAGAACTTTAGATATTAACATAGATTAAAGTATTTATAGTTAAAAACAATATGACACCTCAAGTAACTGAAGAACAATTAAAAACCCTTAAACTATTTTCATATTATTGCATGTCATATGGAAGTAGTGAGGTTAACATTACCGTTTATACTGAAGAATGCCACCTTGATTACATGGACGACAGTGCGTACAGTGACGACGGAACAACAATAGAATTATATGAAGCAATATCTGACACTTTAGAACATATTTTAGACAAAAATGAGGTCTACAAAGTAATGTCAGATTGTGAGTATAGAGGCACAATTAGAATTAATATTGATTGTAAAGAACGTATATTATTTTTAAACGTATGGGAAATGCAATACACAACATTAGAATCTCAATCAGAAACCACATTAGAAGAAATTAAAGAAGATTATAGTGATGAATTGTATGAAGCAATTGTGAATTTATTTGACCAACTTCACGAAAAAAATGTTTCTGAAGGTTATGTTGATTTTAGTGGTGGTGGTGATAGTGGTGACTGTAATAACTTTGCATACGGAGATTTTGAAGGTCGGATAAATTTAGACGTTAAAATTGTTAATTTTATTTACGAACAATTAGAAAAACACATGGATGGATGGGAAATTAATGAAGGTTCTCAAGGTCGTTTTATCTTTAATAATGAGTCAAAGGATGTTACCTTAGACTTTTCCGAGAATCGAGAAGAAGAAGTACCAATCTCAATAGATTTTTTAATAAAATTTTAAACCTTATTTTGAGGGGTGATGAAAAGTAAACTCAGTATTATCATCAGTTAAATAATCTTTGTTATCAGAAATTATTTTTGACTCAATACCATTTTCCAAATCTTCTGAGAAAGGGCTTGGGTGTACATAACCTTCGGGGTTAACAACCATCTTATTTGTACCTTCAACGGTACCTGCTTTATTAATGGTGATATCAATTTTAATTTTACCACCGTCATTCTTAACGTCTGTGATAGTATAATTAACTTTCTTTCTGTTATCACCCCATCCAAAATCAATAGTTAATAATTTTTTAGTACCAATTAAAGAACTAGCAAATTTATCACCAAAATTAGTAACTCTTTCGGATTTAACATCATCTAAACTTTTACCATCAATAAGGTTTGATATCTCATTTTTAGTAACACTAATAACTTTAGCATTTAACCCTGAATTATATTTTACAGGATTTACCTGAGACATTTGTTTAGATGTTGCTGATGAATAGGTATTACTAACTACATACCATTGATTGTTAATGAATAAATAAACTGGATACCAACCATAAGACTTAACAACATAATACCATTCATTTTTTCTATTAACATCCCAATACCCTTCAATATTAGAACCTTTAAAAGGAATTTTAGCGCTACTGAATTGGTACGCGTTATTGTTTGGCGTTCTTCTTTGTTTAAACTCTTTGAAGTTTTTGAAAGTTGTCTTATCTAAATTCTCGTAATCTCCATCAGGTCTGTAGTTCGCGGTATAAACTTCGTAATAAAATCTTGCATCAGATTCAGGTCTCCCCACGAAAGGCATCATGGTTTTAATAAAGGATAACATTTTAGATTGGTTACCCATATCTTTTTTATTTTTATTAAGATATTTGAATAATCTAATCTCTTTTTCCGACAAAGGATTTTCTCCTTGACCTTCAAGTTGTTCTTTAATAATTAATTTAACAATTTTAACTAAGTCAAACTCAGTAACACGAATTGTTTTTGACTCATCAATCTTAAAATCTTTTTTTAGTTTTATTCTCATAATTCCAACGGCATTTTTGAGCCTCTTATACTCATTAGAATTATTGACAATAGAATAATCATTAATAAAATCATTAATATCTTTAACAATTTCTTTAAGTTCATGTTGAGTATTACATGAAATTATTTTTTTAATTAAATCGTTAAGAATTTCTCGTTTATTCATAAAAATAAATATTCATTTAATTATTTTAAAAATCTTAATTTATATAATGTTGAGTTAATTAATTCACAAACAGTATCAATTTGATTTTGAATATAAGAATCTTTACAACAATCTCTTAAATCATTAACTTGCCCACAAAGGTCTTTAAAATAATTAATTGTGGTTGTTGAGTCTTTATAATCTTCAATATCATATTTTTTATACCCTTTGATAATACTATATTTACCTTGGTATGATTCTATAATCCCATCAACCAATCCACCAATTTCTTCATAATACCCATTTAATGCACTATGTTCAGCAAATGATTTGGTTTGTAAATGTAATGTATGTGCTTGAGTTCTAGAGTGAAATAATAAAGAAACCATCTCAACAAAATCCTTAGTACCTGTTTTTTGTTCGGTTAATAATTCTTGTTGTTTAATAACCTCAAATATTTTATCTTTTAAAATTTCATTTTTCATAGTAATGTTTTCACTATAAATATCTTAACAATCAATAAAATTAAAAGTCTCTATGTCATATTCGTCATCGATTGAGAATAATGTTAGATACAATGATAATTGTTTGTAGATATAGTGTTGTATTACTTTATTAGTTAAACCATTAATATCCTTGGTTCTATAAACTTCAACAATAAAACTGAGGTCATTCTTCCCACTCTTTAACTTTATATCAATAGAAGTTGTGCCTGTTGGACTTGGTAGTTCAATTGGTATTGTCTTATTCTCATGAAATTTTATCGCTTGATTATACATTAAAATTTTTAGTTACCAAATCCTTTGTTGAAATTGTTAACTCATTATCCCCAATCACTCGTTCTACGGTTTGTTTAACTAAATTAAAGTCAGCCCAAAAAATGGAACCCTCCTTTAATGGTGAGTAATCATTGTCTACCAAGTACTGAACTACCGTGTTATCCTCAGTAGTTATAAACCCGTGGGCAAATCCTTTAGGGACAAACAATTCATTGTTAGGTTCTACAACAAACTCATAAGTCTTTAGATAGTTAGGCGAATTAGGTCTAATATCAACGATGAAGTCGATTATCTTCCCCGTAATGACCTTAACTAACTTTGACTGAGCGAACTCACCAACTTGAAAATGCAAACCTCTAAACGTAAATTTCTTAGGGTTAACACTAATATTACTTTGTGCCCAATCTTTACGTAAAACAGATAAGTTACTTTCATCAAATTTTAAAGGTAAAGGTGCAAATGTTCCTCGACTATCTTTGAATACTGAATTATGTATTAATAAACCTTCTTCCATATTATTTATTATTTGTTTAAATTAACTCATTTAAAATCCTAATTCCGCTTTCATAATCATTAATGATTCAGCTTTGTCTTTAGCATTTGCGTACTGTTCAATTAATTTATCCATTTCTTCAGTATGTTGTGGATGTTCCCCAATTGCAACTGGTGAAGTTACGTAAACTTCTAATCTTGCTAAAGCGTCCATTATTTCCGCTCGATATTTTGCGTCTAACGCATTAAGTAATCTGTTTTGTTTTTCTGCCATTTTTATTTATTTAATTATTTTTTTTAACCATTCGGTTAGTTTAGTATTTTGCATTACACCAAATTTGTTTTCATATTTTAAAGAACTTAATGAATATCTTTTATCGTGGCCCAGTCTATCTTCAACGTATTTAAATTTAACATCCTTACCTAATATATTACCAATCATTTTGATTATTTGGTTATTAGTGTATGATTCTCCAGTTCCAATATTATATATTTCATTAACTTCATCCGACATTAATAAGGTTAATATTGATTTTGCGTTATCATCAGCATGTATCCACTCCCTAACTTGTTCACCATCACCATACACCGGTACCTCATCACCGTTTTTAATTGACCTAATAATCTTTGGTATAAATTTTTCGTGGTGTTGATTTTCCCCGTAATTATTACAAGTACGTGTGATTAAATATGGAAACCCATATGTTCTTCCTGCAGACATTACCAACATATCGGCAGATGCTTTAGTTGCAGAATAATATGAACTTGGAATAATGTTATCGGATTCAATTGCTGAATACTCATCTATATCACCATAAACTTCGTCCGTTGAAATGTGTAAGAATTTAATTAGGTTTTTGTTTTTTCTTGCGACCTCAATCATGTTGAAGGTACCTTGTACATTTGATTTAACAAATGGTAATCCGTCTTTAATTGAATTGTCAACGTGTGACTCAGCAGCAAAATTAACTATGTAATCGTAGTCACCTAAATCCTCAGGTATCACATCACATATATCTTTTTTTAAATAATCGGTTGGTAATATAAGATTATTAAGATTACCTGCGTATGTAAGTTTATCAATAATTAATACTTTGTGGTATGTATTTTCTCTAACATAATTTACAAAATGTGACCCAATAAAACCTAACCCACCTGTTACTATAATTTTACTCATAAAAAAACTTTTGTCTTAATAATAAAACAAAAGTTTTTAAATGTAAAAGTATTTTCTAATTATTTACCAATTACTATTTCATCGTAATTTAATTTACCCATACCTTCAGAGTCTTTAGACTCAAATTCGTCATACATATATGTCTTAACAACACTAACAACACTTTGTTCGGCCTGAGCAAGTTTAGTCTCCATCCAATCCTCAAGTTGTTCACCTTGTTCCATTTTTTCCCACATAGCATGTGCTAATGTTGCAATAGTGAATAATTGTTGTTTTGCCATATAAGACCCTTCTTGTCCGTGCTCTTGTATATTTCCTTTTTTAACGCCATTAACTAACAGTTCTAATTGTTTTTCCGAAATAATAATATCTTTAGCCATAATTGTTTTAGTTATAAATATCATTAAAACAAAAAAAAGGAGACCTAAGTCTCCTTTAGGGCCGACAGGTTATGTCAGACACCACCACCTTATTTTTTTAAACAAGGAAACAATATATTATGAGAATTCAGAAACAGGTAAAACTCTAAAACCATCAACATTTTTATTAACAAAATTGTTCTTATATTAATAAAAGACATTTTTTTATTATTCTTTAGTAATTAATTCCCAAACTTTATTAAGTTCTTTTTTATTAAGAATTGTTTCACTAGGTTGTTCAATAGTATCTTTTGAAATTAATTTATCGTAAACACTTTTTACTTTAATTACTAAAAAAACAAAAAAAAGTACTGTAATAATCAACAAAGTTTTAAGAATTTTTTTCCAAAACTTATAGATGATATAAAGTGATGCTAAAATTGAGATTAATAATCCTGTTTCAATGCTCATAATTTATTTTATTTAGTAACTAACGCCTCAATTTTACTTTTCGCGTGGTCGGCCAAAGTGAACTCGTTAGTTGATGTGACAATAATTGAATCCTTCAAGAATTTGTAAGGAATGTTGATTAAGAAATCGGTACCGTTGAAGAATGTTAAATCATTCTTTAACTCCAAACACCCGCTAACCATCTTCAAAAATAATTTGAATTGGATTCCATCAATGAATGTTTCATTCAAAAGTTTACCAAATTTCTCGTTCTCGATTCTGATGTTGTATGTCTGTGTGTTCATATCCTTAATTGTTTCTACAAATATACTGTGTTTTTTACAATTCTCCTAATTTTTCCACTAAAGAAGTTAAATTAAATTCTTTAGGTACAATGATATCCTTTTTAATAAACTCAATCTTATCATTAACAGAACGATATCTGTACCCTAAAATAATCTTGGTTTTATTAACATTAGTTACTGTAAAAGTATTAGGGTCGTTTGGCGTTGTTGGTGTACCAAAATCAACTCTAGAAAAACTAAACATGCCAATTAATTCTCTGAAGGCACGGCTTCTTATATCTTGTTTTAATAATCTGTCTTTTTCAATTACCCATAAAGAATCTACATATTCAATTATTTTCTTAGCAACAGTTCTACCAGATTTGTAATATGGACTTTCTTCATTATAACCTAATAAAGTTTTAATTTTAAAACCCAAGTTTTTTTGTTTCCACGAACCTCTTGGAGTAACATAGTGTTCACTAACATCAATACGAATTTTACCTTTTGATACTACTTCAGGTAATTTACCTGTGTATTTAATTTCATAATCAAAATAATTTAATGTTAAAGTTTCAACAGGAAATGAATTAACCCAAACTTTATAGTCCAAAGAATTTTGAGTTTTAACCAATTCAAAATCAGGAGATACTTTAACCATATCGGTATAAAAATCTTCAAAAACTTTTTGTTTAATGTCAATTACTAACTTTTGTTGGTCATAACTTCTTAACGCACTACGCTTAGCGTCTTGGTATTTAGTTTTTGCAATTTTTTTTTGTGTTAATGCGTCTGTCATAGTATCGGTGTTTGTGATTACAAAGATACAAAAAATTTTTAAATGCCACGCATAATTTCTCTATTAATATCTCTTTCTTTAATAGATTCTCTTTTATCATGTAATTTTTTACCCTTACCCAAAACTATTTCCATCTTCAACAATCCTCTATCATTTGAGAATATTCTATATGGGACCAATGTTAATCCTTTAACAAGTTCTTTTTGTAATTTAACAATTTCTTTTTTTTTAAGTAATAACTTTCTATCTCGCAATGGTTCATGAGTGTACGCCATTTTATATTCGGGAATATTCATTCCTTTAACCACTAACTCGTTATTAATAAAAAAACAATAAGCATCAACTAATGACACTTTGCCACTACGAATTGATTTAACTTCAGGCCCAACCAATTTTATACCAACAATCAAAGTTTCAATAAATGAATATTCGAACTTAACTTTACGATTTATTATGCTGATTTGAGTCCCCATAAAGCAAAGATAGTGATTAAAAATTAAAAACCCTAACAATTTTTACACTGTTAGGGTTTAATTATTAACCAACTCAAGAAAGGGGGTCGTTGGGGCTTTGTAGGATATAAATATATTAAACTTTTCAAAAAGAAAAACTATTTTTAAAATTTTATTATAAAAACTTAAGATATTTATTAAATATGATAATAAAAATTAATAACAATAAGTTTAAAGTTAAAACAGTTATTACTCCAAAAGATACTGAAAGTGGTATGATGGGTAAAAAATTTGACAGTTCCTATAATGGTATGTTATTTTTAATGGATGATGGTGAACATTGTTTTTGGATGAAAAATTGTATTATCCCGTTAGACATTATTTTTATTGATAGTAATACCATAACTAAAATACACCATAATTGTTCCCCATGTACGACAGATGAATGCGTTAATTACTGTGGTGAAGGTGATATAATTTTAGAAATTATGGGGGGTACCGCAAAAAAATTAGGGATTAAAGAGGGTTCTGTTATCAGTTACTAAATAAAAATTTTTCATTACCACAATTAAAAATTCTATAATACCCTAACTGGCTCATAATTTCGACTTCAGTTAAACTTTTATCATAACCTTTTTTAACTAATTTATGTTTTTGATAATTAATCCTATTTTCTCGTTTTCCATTAATAACATAATAGTAATTTGGTTTAGTTATCCCAATTGAATGGAACCCTAAATTTTTATATAACCCCCCATTTGACCAAGAAAGGTCACAATATGATAATACTGTAACTGGATTGTATTCTTTAATAAATTGTTTAAACAATTTAGAGGCCCCACCAATAACTGACACGCCAGTTTTATTACAAAATCTAACCAATTCATATTCACTTTCTTTATTAGTTTTATTTAAAATTTTTCTTGTTCTCATAAAGGTCATTAATGAAATTAATTCATTATTAAAATATAAACCATAATTAATATTTGTGTTGACAAACCCTTGTAAATGATTTTTAGTTAAAAATTCTTGTATAAGGTTTTTATTATTAATTTTTTTAAGTATTGTTTTTCTGGCATATATTTTACTTGATAAATTTAAAACATTACTAATAATTGATTTAACAATATTTAATTTACCATCAAAATCGTCTTCAAAAATATGAATTAATCTAACACCATTATTTTTACATATTTGTGTTTTTTTTATGTGATAGTTATTTTTTAAAAATAATTCGGAATGCCATCTAACACCATTAAATTCAAACCCCAAATTTAATTCAGGTAAATAAATATCAATTTCTTTTCGGTCGATTTTATATGACTGAATAATTTCTCCGTCATACATATCCGAAATTAATTTCATTAATAAAACTTCTTTGCCAGATATATTTTTATCAATAGGATTACATTTACAACAATACTCAGTTTTAACAATTTTTCTATTACTAAAAATTTTTTTAGGTATTTTAACTTCTCCATGAATATCACATTTAATTATAAAATCTTCATCTTCTTGACCTACAACTTCTTTATTTTCATTTAAAAATTGTTTAAATACAGTATCTTTTCGTTTACCAATTTCCCCATCTCTACTAACTCCATTTCTCCATTTCTCACTACTCCTAAAATGTTCAGACCCCCATTTTAATAAACTATTTTCTCGATTTTTTTGTTTAAAATTTTCACTTTTAAATATATTACTTTCACCATATTTTTTTAAATTGGTATTATTTCTTTTTTCTTTACCACAAATTGAGGAACAGGTATAATAACCTCCTCGACTAATTGACTGATTGTATCTCCTATATTGTATTTTAACTTCTTTACTGCACACATCACATATAGCATCAACAATTAAATGACTTTGAGGGTTTATTAACTCTATTGGTAAATCGTTATCTTTATTAAATGTAACATCAATATTGTTTTTACGATAATAATCGCAAACATTACCGGCAATCCGAATTTTAAGATTTTTAGTTATAAGCATAAAAAATAGTTTACCATAAATATAGTAAACTATTCAATTATGTCCACCAAAATGTTAATTATTTATTTTATTTTGTAAAACGTTTACAAATTCTTTTTGAACCATTTTTGTAAATTTAACATATGGAGAATCCTCACTTTCCGAACTATATTTATATGTTCCTGTTGGCGGTCTTTTTGACCTTCCAAGATAACTTAAACCCGAAATGTTCGTGATACATTTATGTCCACCACTATTAGCTTGAATTAAATCCCAAGCATTAATTGTGACACCATCTAACATTTTCATTTCTTCCTCGCTTAATTCAGTAAAAGGAATTTCCATCATTTTACCAATTTGAGTTAAATGTTCTTTACCATTCTCCATTGTTTTAAAATTGTTACCATATAACGCAACAAAATCTTTAAACGTAAACCCAACTGATTCAGGACCAAATCCTTTTGAACCTTCAGAAATCCATTTAATTGTTGATAACGGTATTTGTCTTTCTTGTAATTGCGTTTCCCATTTAGCAAGTACTTCCTGAGCAATCTCACCTAAGTTAACACCTTTTAACTCACGTTCTTTTTTATAAGGATTACAAGACGCTTGAACTAAACCTAATGGCCAAGCAATAACTAAGAAATCAGCATCAGGGTTATTTTTGAAGGGCGTGTATCTATCATAAGAACCAGGTTTCATCATACTACCACCCCCGTATTGAACAATAATGTTACCTTCAATTTTAACATTATGGTGGTTTTTCATTTGGTCAATATAACCTTCTTTGTTTTTCTGTAATTCGGGTACGGTAGCGTAACCTTTTTCAATCATGATTCTTTTTATGTTAGTAACAAGATTCATAAGTGATGGGGTACCAACCATAACAAGTTCTTCTAAAAACCCTGGTTTATTTTTAAACGCCAATAATAACTTATTAGCAACTAAACCTAAGGCAGTTTTGTTTTTACCCAAAGATTTATCTTTATCTAATTTGAATAAATAATTTATTACTTGGTCAACCGTTACTTCGTTCGCCGCGTAGTTAGCTGAGTCAACCATAGATATTAATTGAATATCTTCAGGTGAGAATATTTCATTAGGGGACACAACTTGAGATATTGTTTCAACATTTGAACGTGAACTTCTAAATGAAGTTGATTTAGTGTCTTCCGCACCCGCTTGTCTATCGTGGTGGTCTGTATGGATAACAAACATTGGTTTACCATGAGCAAAATCCACAAGTACTGGCATAATGTCACCTTGAGCATCATTCTTCTTTACCGAGAACTCTTTATCCCCGTATTGAATAACGTGAGCATCAACAACTTTAATACCATTGTCTTCAAGGTATTTTTTCATCGCAAGTGCAGTTGTTACGCCATCCAAATCTTGGTGAAAATAAATTTCAGCTTTAGAATAACGTTTAGCTAACTTATTGATATCTCTGATACCACTTTCTTTTAGTAAGTTTTTCATACTAACGCTTTTCCCCCACCTAATAGTGAACTAATTAATGATGTGAATGCATCTGTTTTAACCGCAGTTGATGTTGATTGTTTCGCAGTAGACAATGATGGTAACTCGGACGCTACAGTAGTTTGTGTTGTTTGTCCTGAGGCGAACTCCTGATTCCATAAATTTTGTGATTCGGGTAATTGAGCGTATTGTCCATACTGTTTTTCAACGTCAGGGTACATTTTTTCAAGCTCATCAGGACCAACAAAATTTCCAACACCTAACCAATCTAAAAACCCCGCATAAAATTTAGTTCTTTTCATCAAAGACCTTGTTGCAGGATTACCACCAAAAATTCTAGGAACCCCCGCATAAAATTTAGCACCTAAACTTGCATCCGATTTCATAAAACTTAACCAACTATTTTTTCCAGTGCCTAAATCTCTAAACCCTCTGAAAGATTGGTCTTTACTCATTTGTTTTAATAATTCTTCTTTTTCAACAGCGCTTAACGCCTTTTCACTTTTTACAATACCTTTACCAATTTCAGTTCCCGCTTTCATTTCTTTTCCGGCTTTACCAAAAATTTGGACGTACTCTTCAATAACTTTTACTAAGCCAGAACCTAACAAAGGAACTCGGCCAATAGACCCTTTTAAAGCGGTCACTAATTTCTCACCCCAAGTTGGAGCAGTCTCAACCATCTTAGCAATAGGTCCACCAGCTCTTTTTGCCGTACCAGCAATTTTAACGGCATCACCTGTTAAAGTTGCTCCTTTAAACGCTTTAGCGGCTCCACCACCTAATTTCATAACACCAATGACAGGTTTAGCGATAAGGTCACCTAAATAAGGGATTGCCGAAACAAATGAAAGAATTGCATATAATTTATCACCTTGTCTCCAATAACTAATACCATTAACAATATCAACAATACCTGTTGGGTCAAAGATACCAACAATATCACCAAGAGTATTATACCATTTAGATTCTTTTATTAACTTGGTTTGTTCAGGGTATATTTTTTTTGCAAATTCAAAAACAAATATTTTATCTTCTTTAGATAATTTGTTCCATTTTTCTTCAAGAATCTTATATTGTTCCTCTTTATAAATTTGAAATATCCTGTCTTTTAATTCAGACTCATTAAGTTTCATTCCTTTCATGTGTATTTTTTATAATAAATATCATGAAAACAAAAAAGGGGATATTAAATTCCCCTATTTATTAAATTCTAATTTAAGTTGTTTTTTCTTATCCACAAAAGATTGTATTCGTTTACGAGAAATCTCAGCGTAGTCAGGACTTAGTTCTATACCTATCCATCGTCTATCTAATATTTCCGCAGCAACGCATGATGTCCCGCTACCCGCAAATGGGTCAAGAACTACATCGTTTTTGTAGGACAATATTTTAATTGCTTTTGTTGGTATGTCCATCGAGAAAGTTGCCTTGGTGAGTGATTTAGTATCTGCAAAGTAATTCCACTGACCAAATACAAGTTCCATAAACTCTTTCTTATCTTTTTCCTCATATACAATT